CAGTATCAACAACTCTCTTTACAACTGCTACCTTTTGTATCTGTTCTCCTGCAAATGGATTATCTGCTACAGGTCTTTTTATTTGTGTATATCTACCTCGATCAAACCAAGGTTCTGGTTTATCATCTTTAACACCTAAAAGTCTTTTTTTACCAGCTGGAGTCCAATCTGTTTCTGCATCACCTGCTTCAGCCTTATAAGAACTGGCATTTCTGGAAACTTCTTTCAATAAATCTAACAATTTAATCATTTTTATCCACCGATTCTGTTAAACATCTTTTTTAGGGGATGGATACTCTCACCTTTAGGCATTTCACCGTTATCACCCCAACCTTGTTTTTCACCAAACCATTTTATCTGTGCCAATTCTTCTTCATCGCCATCTTCTTCAGCTTCTTTATATTGATCTTCCCACTCTGCAGAATCTTCAGCACCATAATAATCTCCACTCCACGATGTACCTCTTGAATCTGGACCTGTATCTGCCGATGGGTCATTAGCTAAATCTTTTGCTGGTATTGGTTGACCTGAATCTGCATCTGCTCCTGTATCTCCACCAAATGGTTTATCTTCAGGTTCTCCACCATCTCTATCAAAATCTCCACCACCTAATTTACCTGCTGGTTCTTTTTCGTCATGGTCACCATCATCATATCCTACTTCTTCACCTTTAGCCCATTTATCAGCTGCACCTTTATCTTTAATACCATACTCTGCTGATTTATCACCTGGTTTCCAAGCTGCCCAACCACTATCTGTTTGCCAAACATCACCTTCTTTATGTCCACCACCACCTTGTCCAGGTTCAGCTTCTTTAATATAATCCATTACAGTTGGTAACGGGTCACCAAATTTACGATCTTTCCAAGTAGATTCTGATACTAATTCTTTTAACTTAATCATTTTCGTTATCTCCTTGCCAATTTTTATCCACATAATTAAAGAATTTTGCTTTTGCCTCATCACCTAATTCATCAGGAGAACCAACACCAAACTTCTTTAATGCACCATTAAAAAATTTCTCATATTCTGCTTTATCACCTGTTTCTTCATTAATTTCATAGTATCTACCTATAATATGTCCCATATCCTCATATAAAGCACTCATTCTTTCTTGTAATCCTTGTGCTTCATTTGCAATTTTACTAAATTGACCTGAGAGTGAACCTAAATCTTTCATATTACGATTGATTGTAATTTTATCAAACCATTCTTCGGTTTCTCTCAAGGTATGAGTTTTTGCAGTTTTTGCTATCTCTGATAATTTTTGTGCAACTGCTCTTATATCATTTTCACGATAAATATGTTTACCCAAAGAACCAAAATTTCTAACATCTTCTAAAAATTGAGCTTCATCAATTTCATGACCTTCTTCGTGATCTTCTGGCATTAAAGATGACAACCTAATATCAGAATTCACATCTTCAGTAGAAATTTTAGTCTTAAACATATCAAGATTTGAAAAGGCTGGTTTATTAACTACCCCACCCACCATAAAATTTTCTACTATTTGTTTTAATTTAATTTCTTTTGACATTATATGTCTCCTATTATCTCAATTTGAGTATCTTCTAAATTTATTTCTTACTTTATGCCACAATTGCTTTATAAAATCTTCTTCACCATAATGAGTTCTTTTAACATTACCTTGATTAAGTCCTCTTACTAAATCCAAAGCTTCATATCTACCACCCTTTACTCCATCCATCATAGTTTTAATAACTTTCTGTGAAGCTTTACCTAAGATATTAGACATTACATTTAAATCTCTATCAACTAATTGTTTTGCCTCAGATGAACTAAATGCCTTACCAAATGCGGTAAATTCATCTAATTCAATCAAATGTTGTTTAAATTTTCTATGAAAAGATTGTTCGTTAGTTGATTTTTTAGATTCATCTACTTCAATTCCATCTTTTTCAAGTAAAAATCTTTTAAATTCTCTATGACTAAAGTCACCCATTATTCACCCCTAATAATCTTATTAATCATATCTTCTGCTTTACAATATGTTCCACAAGTTCTACCTACTGGATTCTGTCTATCTACACTTTCATTCATAGGATACATAAATGCACCTTGTGTAGATGGATTAGAAACAAAATCAAATGCAATTAATTCAAAATCAGGTTGTACTTGTGTAGTTTCTATACCATCTGCTTCACTAACAGTTTCTACTGAACCCATACCACGAGATGAAATTCCAAGTTTAATTCCCGATTTAAATAATTCTTTTAATATATTACCTGCTGGTGTACCTAATACTTCAACCGTGCCAAGTAAATCATCCCCTAACCAATGCATCTCTTTAATATTATGAGAAACATTCTGTAGGTTCACCACAGACGAATCTGGGTGGTCTAATTCACCCATAGCACGACGTTCTTTAATATAGGTAGAGGAATACTTTTTAGCCTCTCTTACTAAAACTTCTCGTGGATAAACTCTACCATTTTGATTTTTAGCCTCTGCTCGTTGAAGTACTCCTTTAACAATTAATTTACCATTATTTTCTTTTAATGATTCAGTTATCTGTTCTGATTTTACTTCAAATGGTAGATAATCTACTAATAGTTCCCTGTTCATAATTATTTTATCCTCTTAGTAAGTGCCATAAATTCTCTCATAAATTTAGTTACATTTTGTTGATATGACTTTATTATTTTATTAGCCGTGTTTTTATTATCACCACTACTTAAACTTTGAGCTATCTCATACATATTTAGACGGAAATTACTTTCTGCCTTTTCTATATTCTTTACCTGCTTTTGTAATTTTTTTTTACTTGCAGGTGCCTCTGTCAAAATATCAGAAGCTTGAAGATATTCTTTTAATCCAACAGACATTAATACAATTTACCTACTTTATTAGCTAATTTAACTAATCTCTCACTAATTTTACCTAAAGCCTTGTGAGTAGTTTTCCAATAATCTCTTGAATCAACTTTTAACTCATTTTTCAGTCTAACATTATACTGAACTGTTCTTTCTAATTCTTTTAGGGAATCACGAGTTTCCCTCATTGCCAATCCAATTTTTTGCTTAGGACTTAAACTCTCATCATTTCTCCAAGCGTGGTATCTTCCTTCTCTAACAATCTCATACCCAGTCGAATTAGTTGCCACTTCTTCTTCCTTATCCTTATCTTTCTTTTTCTTAGAACTAAATGCAAATGGTGTATTATATCCTGCAATATCACCAGTTTGTGTAATTTCATTAGTGCTTAATAATTCTCTAACAAATGTTCTAATATATTCTCTTAACTTATTTTCCGCTGTCAAGGACATCTTCCAACTCCGTTATCAAATCATAATACCTCATTAAAGTTGTTAATTTTTTCTCTGTATCTTTATTTTCATTAATAGTATCTGCAAAGCTAATAGCTTCTGTTAACTTAATTTTTGTGATATCATCATCTATAGCAGGTACAAGTTTCTTCAAATAGCTTTTTATTTTACCCACTTCTACTTGTACAAATTCTTTTAATGAAGTAGCATTAGAAACATTATTAATATATTTCCTCAATACTTCTTTTTGTTCAGTTGATAATTTAGAGTACTTTTTATTAAACTTTTCTACCATTAACTCATAAGCAAGTAATCTAACATCCTTTTCTTCATTAGTTACGGGAGATTTACTAACCTTTTTATTAGGATTAGTGGAAATTAAATTTTCAACTATCGTATAGCGTGAATCAACTTCTTCTTTTGGACTATAACTTTCCATTGAAGTTTCAATAGAAAATAGTTTCCAAATTGACGCCAATTGTTTAAAATTAGGAATTTTTGAAGTAAATAGTTTTTTTACATCATAATCTTCCTTAATTTCTTTAATTAAATTATATTTTTCTCGTCTGAGGGAGGTATTTGTAATTTGTGCCCGTTCTTTCAAGACAGCATCTACTAATCTATTTGCGCGTTCTTCAGAATTATACCGTTCTTTTGTTAAAATTTCATATAATTCTAATTCTTTTCCCAATGACGTATTTTTATTAAAATACTTTTTGACTAAATTTACAGACTTAGATTCTTTATTACTCAGTATATCTGATGTTATTTGTCGAGTCAAAACTTCAAATAACACACCAGTATTTTTAATTTTACTGTGCTTCAACTTTTTAGACATATATCACTCCAATGATAATTAGATTCATTCTATAATAAATATTAAACTTCTAAAATTTATATATATTACGATTTAGAATTTATTTCTTTATCATATTCCTCTTTTACTTCCTCAGATTCGGTTAATATCTTTACGTGAGGTTTAATTAATGTTCCTTTTAATTTATCAAGATGAGCTAAAGCTAATGATTTACCATATTTAGATGCTCCACTTCCACCTTTTCTTTTATCGTGTTTACCTAATGGATCTCTACCTCGTGCACTACCATCTTTACCATAATGGGGGCCTTCTGTAGGTCTACCTGCTCCTGGCTGTCCACCTTCTGGAGCTCCACCTTCATCCTCTAACTCATGACCAGTTCTACCCATAGCTAAATCACTTGGTGTTCCTTGTGATTCGCCTGATTTTGCTGGATCGTTTCCTTCAGATTCTATCTGTCCTCTTCTAAATTTTTGTTTAAAATCAAAAACAATACCTTCATCTTCTTTCTTAATTTCTTCATCTGTAAATCCAAATATGTTTCTATAAATCCAATCTGTAGAAACTATACCATCTTGTAACATTGAAGATGCAAGTGAAGTTTTACTCGTCCACAACTCAATTTTTTCTTGTTCATAAATTGTAGATGGATTTGTTAATCCCAAATCGAAATTAACTAAATCTGCATCTGTATATCCTTGTACATATAAATGTACAATAGCAATCTTCGTCAATTCTGAAACCACTATTCGTTGAATTCTTTCAATCGTTCTTGCAAATCTAACATCTTCTGCTGCTAAAGTTGCCTTTGAACCAACTTGTTCTTCATATCCAAGAAATGCCTTTGGAACTTTTAATGCTGCCATTAACTTGTTTCTCAAATATTCAATATCTTCTACCGCCTCATAAGTTAATCCAGGTAATGAATCTATTTGTGTTCCACTATCTCCACCACGAACTGGTACAAAGAAATCCTCTGTAATATTCTGCATATTATATCGTAAATTATAATCACCAGATTCTTGTTCTACTACGGGTGCCTTTTTCATTTTATTAATAATTTGATTCATATAATTATCAACTTCAGCAGGTGGAATATTACCAATATCAATTTTGAAAACTCTCTTTTCTGGTGCTCTCATGATTCTAT